AGCCACCATATTCATTAACATTGCTAGCCTGATTTCCGTCTGAGCCTTCATAATAACTCTGTTGTGTACCTGTAAATAAAGCCATTTATTAAATTTTTTCTTGTTGAAGTTGTTCTGTTTCTTCAGCATTAGCTACTTGATAAGCAGATATATCTTTTATGCTTAGCCCTGCTAATTCTAAAATTTTAAATACTAATTCGGGCTCTTCGGAGGCATGCAACTCAAAATCTACCGAATCATTTGAATTGTAAAGAGCCTCGCCTAAAACCATTTGGTATGACCATTCTGCTTTAGATGGTTTGGCTATGTAGTTGCATGTTACATCACTTTCTATAGATGTAGGATAAACCTGTATAGCTGAAGAAGATGTTTGTATATATATTGGTGAAGATTCTGTAGGGGCTGTTAATTTTGAATTAATATAATGGTTTAATTCATTTTGATTTATTTTTTCAATTTCAATGTACTCGCCGTCTTTTAAAAATGATAGCTGCCCCATTCTGTAATATCCATCAGGCAAAGTACCTGCACCATCACCGTCGGCGGTCATTGTAACGGTTTGTCTAAATTTTTCAAATATATCTATTTTTTCATTCAATAGATCAACCATGTCTCCATAGGTACTATCATTACCTGGAAGTCGCATAAATTGATTTAAATCATAAAAATATTGTTCAAAAATATCTATTTGCGCTTGATTTGCAAATAAATTAAATTCCTGTGGAGTGATATACCCACGTTGTTCTTTATTTAAAATTGATAATACTCTTTGATAAACAGTATCTATGCTAACACTCATAATTTTTTAATTTATAGTAATCGGGCCACCCTAAAGCAGCCCGACTGCTATAAGTGTTTAGCCCATTTTCTTTTCAATAGCTTTGTATATTTCTAAACCTTCGTCGGTTTTAAAATAAGCGGCTAGTGCGGAGTAAGGGTTTTCATCAAATGGCGTAGTCATTACTTTTCTGCCATTGCTACCGTATTTAAATGTTCTTTGGTCATCAGCAAGCTTTAAAAAACCAGCTTCAACTGCTTTAATACCAAAGTTTCTAAGTTGCACATTATCATCTGCTGCAAGCTCTAAAAACTGCACAGGGTTATTTCTAGCAAATAATAAAGCATCTCTTTTAATTTCTTTAGAAGACATTTCATTAACTTTTGAACCATATTCAACTCTAAGTATAGCTTCTGCATTATCAATATCAATTGTGGCCGCAAGCTGCATTGCTTCAAGTTCTGCTTCTAAATAATCTAAATCTCCTTCTGCATTTTTTACAGGATCAAACTCTGTATATAATTTATTACGCAAAGGATGGTAAAGTGAAAGTAATTTTTGTAGTGCCTGTTGTTGTCTAGGCACAAATAGCTTACCTTCTCTAAAAATAATATGACCTAATGTGGAAGGTCCTTGTTGTTCATCTACAAATGGACTTTTTTGATTTGTAGCATATCTTAATTCTCGTTGATAGCCTTGTTCAGGATCAAAATATAATAAAGGTCTATTTTGAGAATGACGCGACGGTACAGTTACAATAACAGGTTGTTTTCTGCTTGATAATAAATATACACGATCTTTTATTTGCCAATTGGCTTCTTTTTTTGTTGACATAATATAATAAAATTTAAAAAAAAAAAAAATAAAAGGGCGGCGATAAAACCGCCCTTTAAAGGTTTAATTATTAGGTAAGGTCACTAGCATCAGTACCGTCAGATCCACCAGCTGCTGATGTATCTTTAAATAAGATGAAGTTATTTGCTCCTTGTACACATAGCGCTCTTTCAGATAGGAAGTGTACGTTCATTTCGTCAATATCAGAATTGAAGTTTCCTCCTACAGAACCTGTAATCCAAGATTTCATTCTTCGATCATCAGCCTCTGAAGCTCTATAGCGAATATGCAAGAATGGACGTTGAATGTTTTTGCCAAGCGTTTGGTCATAAACCGTAGAAACACCAGCAGGTACAAGTACACCGTCAATGTCAGCAGTTAAACCACGAGTAGCGGCATCATTCAAATATTTCCAGTCAGTTTTATAGAAATCGTAAGAACCACGACGGAATCCAGAGAATCCAAGGTTCAAAGCCATATCCTCACTGTTTTCGAATACTCCGTAAGAAGTACCACCAGTACCGTAAGAATTTGCACGAGCTAGCATATTATCAATAGCAAGTGAAGTTCCACGGTTTAAGAATAGCATGTTTTCCTCAATAGCCCCTTGTTTGTCAAGCTCTTTAAGAATTATGTCAAACTCAGCAAGACCACTTAAGCCGCTTGAATTATCAAAGTCATGATCATTAAATACAAGACCGCGAGATTCAATAGCAGAGAAAAGACCTTCAGTACCACGCAAAGAAGAACCAGAAGCATCGCTAACAGCAGTAGAAGCTTCAAATTTTTCGGCTTCAACCATTGTCATTTCTAGGTAATCTTCGAAACGTAAGCGTGTTTCATGCTCAGACTTTAAATACCATAGGTATCCAGAAGTTCCCATTTCAGTTGTTACTTCAACCCATCCAATTTGTGCAGTATCTGAACCGTTAATTGAATATTTATCTTTAATAATAATTGGGCTGTTAGAAAACTTTTGGAACCCGGCGTCAACTGATCCTATCATTCCAGCTGCTCCTTTACCAAATTCAGAACCAAATACGAATACGTTCAAATCAGGATTAGTACCTGCTGCAACGAATCCTGCTGGCCATGTATCTGCGTTATAAGGAAAAGCTTCAATGCTGTTATCAGCAACAGACTTAACAAAAGCAGTTACAGTATCAAAACCATTAGACACTACAACTGTTTGGTTAGCGCGAATAGCGTGTCCAGTGATATTAAGTGTATTATCACTGTTTGTATTTACAGTCGCTACTTTTACGTCTTTATACGCAAGGTGCAAACGTCCTTGTTCAGACCATACAACTTCGTCAGAAGCCATAGGCATTTCAGCTCCTACCATACGTAGGAAAGAAGAGATAGAACGATTTCCGTAACGCTCTACTTCTTTTTCATATACTTCAGGTAAAAACTGTGAAGCAAAGTTAAAATCGTTATCTGCTAACGATAAATAGTTCTTATCGAACAATGTTTTAGTTGGCGCGGGCGTTAATCCTGCCGGAAACGCGCCGCTGGATGCAAAACTCATTTTTGTTTATTTTAAATTGTTATTTTCTTATTTTTACTCTTAGTCGCGAAGAATCGTCACCAGACACTGCTTTAACAGTAAAGCCGCTCGAAGATGTTACTTTTTCATGACCACTTCTAGGAGTCATATTAACATTTTTCGCGGTAGCCATACTATTTTTTAAAGCGTCGGCTCGACCTTGCTCATAAAAATGCTGCGCAATTTTATCTGTATTCATAGCAGTAAATAAAGCTTTATGGTATCCTTTTGCATCTTTCATATTATTATTTTCATCTAGAAACTTTCCAATAAAATTATTAATATCTGATTGAGAATCCCTTACTTCGTCTGCTTGTTTTACATTAAACCTATATTTTTTTTCGCCAACTTTATATTCAAAACCTTTGAATTCATTAGAAAAAACTTCATTAGTTTTTTTCAAAAATATAGATTTAGCCTGCTCAGCAATTTTAGCAGTTTCTTCGTTTTCTTTATTATAGCGGTTGAAAAAATCAACTGCTTTTTGCTGGTCTTGTGTTAATCTAGATCCAGCTTTAATTTCTTCATAATATTGACTTTTTAATACTTCTAAAGAATTACGCGCTTGCGCGACCTCTTCTTTAAAACGTAGCTTCTTGCGTTTAATATCGCGTTCGTCGTCAACATCTTCGTCAAACGAAAAGCTATCTTCAATTAAAAAATCAATTTCATCCTCCGCTAAATGCGGTTTGTTTTGTTTATAAAAATCACGCAGCAATGCCATATCATCAACTGATGAGTAATCTTTATTTAATGCTACATAATCTTCAAGTGTACCTCCAGTTTCATTTATGAAGTCTACAACTTTTTGTATATTTTCAGGAAGTTCAACACCAGAATCTTCTTGTTCTTGAATAGCTTCTTCAACTTCATTCGCTAATTCTTTTACCTCTTCTTTTTGTGTTTCTTCTTCTTCTGTAATTTCTTCTAATACCGTTTCTTCAGCCCCATCATTTGTAACGGGCTCTTCATTTTGTTCGGGCTCCCGTACTTCTTCAACCACTTCTTCGCTACTTGGCGTGTCTGTGGGTTGCTCGACAGTATCATTGCTTGCATCTGAGCTTTGTTCTTGAACGGCATTTGTTTCTAAATTTCTTAAATCTACTTTAATTACATCTGGATCTTCTTGAGGCGCAGTTTCTGAAATCTTTGCGTCCACAATAGTATCTTCTTGCTGTTCAACTTGAACAACTTTTTCTTCTTCGTTTGTCATGATAAAATATTATATAATTATATACACTATACATTACCTAGGTTCAAAAGAACCTAAGTCAAAATCGCCACTAAGTATATCATTACCTGCTGATTCAAATGATTTAGGTGGCAAATTATTTTTTCTTTGGTTAATTAGTTCGCTTTGTTGAGATGCTTGTAATTTAGTTCTTTCATCTTTGCGATCCTCTTTTTCTTTAATTGCAGCCTTTTGGCCGTCAACCTCAATGCCTTTAAGCTGCATGTTCATTTGAAATTCTAACTGCATAAGTTCTTTTTTCAATTGAGCTTCTTGCATTAGCTTGTTACTATCTATTTGCGCTTTTATCTGTTCAAGCTCTGCTTTTTGCATTGTAATAGCCTTACTTTTTTGCACTTCCGCTTGTGCGGCAACTTGTTGCGCTTGTGCGTTTGCCTGCGATTGTGCTTGAATATTTTGTTGTTGCATTTGTTGGTCGCGCTCTAATTTTTTCTGCCTACGTATTTTTAATAGTTGATTTGCTAATTTTATATTACGTATATCGCGGATGTCGATAGCATCGTCTAAATCTATTAAGCCCGCTGATAAAGCTGTTTGAATATTATTCTCTAATATTTGTTTTTCTTCCTCATCCGGGGTTAGCTCTAAAAATATACCAAAATCTCTTAAATGTAATTGCGAAACTTCATCAAGAGTAGCTACATTATGTGCACCAATACTTTGTATAAAAGCTTCAGCAGTCGGCGAATATTCTAATATATCCGATATTCTTAAAGAAATTGATTCAGCTGTTTCAGCTGTTAAAAATAAGCCGCTTTGTAATATGTGTCTAGTTGCGGTATTAGAATTAGCAGCCGCTAATTTTTGTACCCCCACTAATGCGTTTTTATCTGGCATACTACCGTCGCGCGCTTCATTTAAGCCCGTTACATCGCGGATCATTTGTAAATAATAATTATATGTATTAATTAATACACCTAATTTATTTCCTCCGCTACCGCTTGTAATTTCTTGGATAGGCACTTTGCCTGGGTTCATATCACCCTCAGAGGTAAATGATCTACCAATTACAGAACCTGTTTGAAAAAACATGTTCAGCGCTTCTTGCGGGTTATAATTTGTTCCATTACCTAAATCAATTTCAGCTATACCGTCCGCATCAAGATAAACACCATCTGGCACCATTCTTGATAATATTTGCTGCAGTTTTAAATGCGTTAATTGAATCATATCCGCAAATCCAGTAATACGACTTACTAAACTTTCGATACGTCCTTTGTACATTCGCGGTGCAACTAGTGCGTAATTTAGTTTTACTTTAGTAACATCGCTTTTTGGGCGCATCATATTCTGAGCCATTCCCCATTTAAGCAATTTATTTGTACCTAATATAAGGACCCCTTCATAAAGCACCTCTAATGATCTTGATATTTTTTCAAATCGAGCTCTTTCATCTTTTGGGGGATCAAACTGATCATTTTTAATTAATGCTTTTTCTGCACCTGATGCTGAAGCTTTAATTTTATAAACTTCATTCATAAAAGTTTTATAATTAAAATACAGTACCTGTACAGAGTTCGCGTCTAAATTATTTGTTTCGTTTAAAGTTCTATGATAATGATCTGTATTTTGAACTCCCTGCTTAGTTATTTCCTCTAAATCTTCATTAGTAAGATTTGGGAATTGCTTTTTAAGTTCATTAATAGGTATTGTTTTAATTTCACCTAAATAATAAATATCGTCAAAATAAGGAGAATCAGTATATGAATATACAATATCAGCTGGGTCTACATATTCAATCTTAATCCCCTGCGATGTAGTAAACGTGTTTTTAACACAACCAATTCCTAATACTGTTAAATCGTAATAAAATTGTTTTTTTATTAACTCATATCTATTTTGCTCAAATATTGTATTTATTGCCTGCTCTTCCGCTAGTTCTACGCTTTGTTTATAGCTGAGTTGCATGTGCACAGATAATTCTTCTTCTGACGAGGGCAATGTAGAAGGCTCGTTTTCGTATAAATTAATATCAAATTTTTCTTTTACAAAATTATTTAAATCCTGTGTTTTCATGTCTCGCAGGATAGACTCCATGTATTTAGTGCGCTTTTCAACCCCATAAGGATCTTGCGAAAACGCTTTAATATCATATGTCCTTTCAGCAATGCCATTTACAACTATATCAACAAATTTTGGTATAATAGGCACAGGTTTCCAATCTAAATTAAGATAAGATAAATCTCCATTAATAGATAATTCGTCTTTATATTTTTGAACAGGCTGTTCACCTCTTGCGTATAGTCTTAATATATGATATAAGTTTTGATTATTATAAAAACGAGTTGTACCCGAATCGCGCTTAAACCATTCATGCTCTATAGCCTTTGCCACTTTAAGCCCATATTCAGGACTCATTTTTTCTTGGTCGCTAGCAATTTGACTAGGAAAATAACTTTTTACAACTGACTCAGCCATATTAATTTATTATTTGCGATGTTAAACCGCTGTTTTTATATTTAGAAAAACTAAAATTTAGTTTATTTTTTTGTTTTAATCCAACAGGAGAATATAAATGACGATTACACGCCATTATTGACAAACCTGAACTTATTGCGGCATCAAATTTTGTTCTTTTATTTATATCAAATTTAGCCCAATCATTTAAAGTCCTATTAAAATAAACATGACTATACGGGTCATCACCTGAATTGCCTACATAAGATTGTATATATGTTTCAATAGCAGCTGCGTGAGCCTGCTTAATATCTTCAGAAGAGTTTGGTATACCTCCTATTTCTTTTTCTGTTATGGATAATTTATTAAAAACTTTATCAGGTCTATTTATAGAAAATTTTCTATATCCTCGTCTTTTTAAATAAATTATTCTTAACAGTAATAGAAATAGGAGGTATATCAAACTCTTCTGTAGATATTAAGTAGGCTCACG